CCGTCTTTCACAACTGGAAGACATTCTTGACAACCTTGACTCTATCAACGGAACTGGTGCTGTGCTCCGATCTTTCTTGATCTATGGTTTCCGTCCTCCTCACATCGTGGATACTGATCCTGCTGATGCTCTGGTGCCAATTGCCTGATCCACTTTCATAACTGGCACAGGGGGGCTTCGGTCCCCCTTTTTGTGCTGCTATACTAAATAATATTGCTTATGTTTGGTCGCAGAAGCACGATGGGAGGGGTAAAAATACTCCTCTTTTCGTATAAATATTAAAGACCGAACATAAAGCAGTATGAATAACTATTACACTTACGCTTATTTGCGTGAAGATGGAACACCTTATTATATTGGTAAGGGAAAGGGAAATAGAATTTATAGAAAAGATAAAAGAATAAGACCTCCAAAAAATAGATCAAGGATAATCTTTCTCAAACAAAACTTAACTGAAGAAGAGTCATTTAAGCACGAAATTTATATGATTTATATTTTTGGTAGAAAAGATTTAGAGACTGGTATTTTATTGAATAAAACAAATGGTGGTGAAGGTTCTTCTGGGTTCGTCCATACTGAAGAAAGTATAAGAAATATAAGTAAATCAAAAAAAGGATGTAGTGCTTGGAACAAAGGGAAAATAATAAAAAATATTGATGATCTTTCTTATTCTGGAAAATACAAAAGAGGAATTGTTGGTAAAAAGCAACTAAAATGTAGAGAGTTTATAAATCCTGATGGAAAACTTGTTGTAATTGAAAACGTAAAAAAATTTTGTTTAGAAAATAATCTTTGCTATGCTCATATGCTAAAAGTTTATAATGGTATTTTATTGCAACATAAGGGATGGACGGTTTATAAACTGGCACAGGAGATTTGATTTTGCTCTGACCTTACCCTATAATATGTTTATTGAATTGATTGCAGATGACTCAACTTCGTCCCCATCAGGAACGTGGTTTGCTTGCTATGGAGAAGCATTCTAAAGGAACTCTTGTGATGCCTACTGGTGCTGGTAAAACCCTTGTAATGATTTTTGACACTATTAGGCAATTTTCTCAATTTCAGGCACAAACTGTTGTTGTCGTTTGTCCTCGTATTTTGCTGGCAGAGCAGTTGTCTAGTGAGTTTCTTGAGTTTATTACTAACGCTTCCGTTGCACATTTGCACTCGGGTGAGACCCATCACTTCAGCACGACACGTCCTAATGTAATTCGTTCTTGGTACGAACAAACTCAGGGTCACAAACTGATTTTTACGACGTACAACTCTCTGCAACGCCTACGACAGGCAGATATTTCTATTGACCTGATTCTGTTTGATGAAGCGCATAATAGTGTTCAACGTCATTTCTTTCCCGCAACTGAATATTTTTCTCAAGAAGCAAAGAGGTGTTTCTTTTTTACGGCAACCCCAAAACATAGTGCCACTATTGCCAAACCTGGTATGAATGATGGTGCTGTGTACGGTCAAGTGATTTGCAACGTGCCTGCTCCCGAACTGGTGGAAGGTGGTTTTATTGTTCCTCCTAAGGTTGTGGTTCAGCAGTTTGAAATGCTTTCTAAGGGTCAGATTGTTGCTGATGTTGACTGTGAGAACCTGATTCAGACCATCGATGCTCAGGAGGTTTCTAAGGTTCTAATCTGCTCTAAGGCAACCAAACAGATCACTAATCTGGTTTCTCAGACTGACTTCTGTACTCAACTGGAGGATCGTGGTTTCTCTTGGATGTATATCACGTCCAAGACCGGTGCCGTGATTGATGGGCAGAAGGTCAACCGTGAGGTGTTCTTCGACACTCTGAGTGCTTGGGGTAAGGATGACTCTAAGAAATTTGTGGTTCTGCATCACAGCATTCTGAGCGAAGGTATCAACGTTTCTGGTCTGGAGGCAGTCCTGTTTATGCGCTCCATGGATTACATTGGCATCTCCCAAACCATCGGGCGGGTTATCCGCCTGCACAAGGACGACGCAGAGGGTCTCAGGAGCGGCAGGATCTCCCCTGGTGTTCTTGGGGACTACACTAAGTCCTTTGGATTGGTCTGCATCCCCGTGTACTCTTCTGTTGGCATTAGCACCGCTAAGAAGGTACAAGCGGTGGTGGACACTGTGTTCAATCAGGGGCAACCTGCAATCAGCGTTGTCAAACGTTGATTTTTCTGCTAAACTACTTACACACAAAGAGGAACCCTTACAATGCGTTGCAAAGTCCAACTTTTTATTTCTGGAAAAGTTTTTGATGAAATCGTAGAAGCAAAAAATTATGATGACGCCCGTAAAACAGCATTAGCGAGAAATCCAACTGCTAAAGTGATCGGTGTTACTGCAGTATTTGGATGAATATTCAAAATGAAGGGATTCTGAATCCTACTCCAGGAGACCCTAATGGTTATGTAACCAAAAACGGAGAATGGGCAGCAGTTCCTTGGGGGAAAAAATTTGTAATTCTTTATAATGGAAAACAGGTTCATACTGCCAACAACTATAAAACTGCCATCTCCCATATCAAAAAGCAGATTAAGGCAACTAAAAATGGACCTTTGGACAAATTTATATGAGTATAACATTTACTTGCACTTCTGATGCTCCTTATGATAAGCATAACTATGAAGTTGTGCTGAAAAATAACAAAAAGGTATTTTTCGACAATTGGGAGGACACGCAGGTGTATTGGTATCAAAATTGGCAGATTCCAGATTTTTTGGATGTTATAATCATTAAAGATAAAAAAAAAGGTTAAGAGTAAAGGTTTCATCTAATAAATATTCAAAATATGAAAAAGAGTAATGGTTACTCTGTTACTTACAATAACCATATCTTGTGCTGATGCCTTGAGTATCATTCATCGTCTTACAAAAGTAACTGGGTTAACTCCGATTCAGAAATCGGAAATTATACAGGAAGTGCGTAAGACCATTCCGTTTTGTCCTTTAACAATCAAAAAAGATGACAAATGAACAATGGAATCGTGGTCTTGACTTGTTCATCGAGTCAGTTCATAAACCAGATCACGAGTTGAGGCAGTGTGCCCATAATCAGAAATGTTACAATGAGTTGATGGCAGTTAGAGAAAATGTGTTAGAATATCTGAAAACAATCAGACGATGAATAATACATATATCTACTTTGTCATATTCTTTTGTATTGCTTACTTGATTATCACAGACCAGTCTGTAGCAAGAGGATTTTATTTGCTGACTCAAATTGTAAGAGTTCAATACGAAAAAACAAAGTGGTGGATACTTCACAATCCTCGTAATCCGATTGTAAAGTACATTATGTGGAGAAGGGCATATAAACTTGCGGAAGAGATACAGAAAGAGATAGAATCTAAAAATAAATAAATCACATCTGGAAAAACCTATGCTTTCTACACAATACCGACTTAAACTTGAAGAAATTTGTAATCGTATTGCAAGACACGAAGAGGTAAGTTTGGAGGAGATGGTTTGGTGCGAAAAACTTGCCAAAGCAAACAGAAGTGCTGCCACAATACTTCGTCAAGCAAGAAGAAAGGCAGAGAATCCTGATATGGTTGAAGGTAGTTTAGATGACTTTATGAATCAGATGGATCTTGGTGGTCTAGGTCACGAAAGATATGGTATTCGTGGATTTGATTCTCCTGAAGATCTGCACGATTGGTTTAAGAGAGATGATGACGAAACTGATTGGAGACAAAGAGACTGATGAAAACACTGCAAGAGTTTCTTTTTGAAGAAGAAAAGTCCTCAAAAGCAACTGCTGGATACCAAAATGAACCAAAAGGAAATGAAAAATGTTCCAATTGTAATATGTGGAGACCACCTAATGCTTGTACTGCCGTGAAAGGTAAGATTTCACCTGAAGGATGGTGTAAGTGGCATCAATATAATAGAAAAAATAAAGATTGACATAATATTTAAAATACTTTATAATACACCCATATATACCCATTATTATGGACTACAAACCTTATAGTATGGAATGGAGCAGGAAGAGATATCTTTCTGAAGCAATCCAAAAATATTTTGACACTGACGCATCACTGGATGTTGTGTTGGATGATATTATGAGTATTCTTGAGGATAATGTAGCACATCACAAGAGACGTGCTGAAAGGTTTGAGGAAGTTCTAAATGGTCTGAAGTCGTTGCCGTATTGATATGAGTGAAAGATCACAAGAGTTTATGAACTCTATCTGGGAAGCAAGAAATTCTGGTGCTGATACTGAAGAAAAATTAGTATCAGCAATTCTTCTTGCTCTTTCGGAAAATGTTCAATATTTTACCGCACAAGATGGTAGAATTGTTCTAGATAAAAATGATATTCTTCGACTTGCTGAGGAGATTGTTCAATGAGTTTCATTAAATTCAATCACCGTGAAGATTTTGGACACGATTGGTATGTTCAAATCATCAATATCAAAAGGTTCTCATTACTTCAAATCTCCATTAGTTGGAATGATTTTAAATCCTGGCCTTATCTTCAAATTAAATCAGGGACTGGAGATGTTCTTGATATTATTTTCTGGATTTATAAGTTTGGAATTTGTGTAGACCTTCTGGGACGAACCTGGAGTTGGGATTATCTAAAAGATATTGATTTTGATAAGGAGGAAGAGGATGTTTAGCAAACCACTTTTAGGAACAAATACAAAGAAAACAAAACTATCTTGGATAGAATATATCTGGCACTCTTGTATCATTCAAGGATGGTATAATTGTTGGTATGCTTTCAAGAACTGGTCTGACTTGATGGGGGATAACTATCAAGAATATGCTCTTCTTGTATCTGATGATCCATTAGAGCAGTGTATCTTATACTTCTGGGATAGTTTAGAAGACGAAATATATCCGAAATACTTTTTGGAAAGTTTGCTTCAAATGATGGATGACATTGAAACTGGTAAAGAAAAAGTATATCCACTTGATGAGGACTTCTTTGATAGAATGAAAGACCTTGTAAAAGATGTAGAGTTGGGTGACGATTACGAAACTGGCACATTAGACGAAGCAGATGAGTCTTGATATCTTATAATAGTTTTATAGACATCATAATATTATGAAAGTTAAAGTTGTATCCGATCTTCACCTTGAGTGTTGTGAATATGAGCACGAACTTCCAAATCTTGGTGAAGGTGAAGTTCTGATTCTTGGTGGTGACATTCTATGTGCTCGCCACTTCAAGAAAGATGGGAACTTTCACAAGAACTATGAAAGATTTGTAAAGCGTTGTTATGATAACTTCGATCATATTCTTTACATTGCAGGAAATCACGAAGCATATGGATACAACTATGAAGGTAGTTGGAATGTTCTGAAAGAGCATCTTGGAAATCACTTTCACATTATGGAAAATAGTGTTGTCAAGATTCGGGATTGGGTTTTTATTGGTTCTACATTCTGGACTGACTTCCGTAATGAAAATGCTCTAGAAATGATGGAAGCATCTCAGTGTATGAATGATTATAAAACCATTCGTATCACTTCAAAGTATCGTAAGATGAACCCTGATGATACTTTGGGTTTTCATAAAAAATCCAAACAATTCTTGCTGGATCAGTTAGAACTTTTCAAAAATCAGAAAATCTGGGTTCTGACGCACCATGCACCCTCGTACCAGTCCATTCACGAAAAATTCAAAAGTAGTGGAATCGCAAACGGTGCCTACGTCAGCGATCTTGACGATCTCATCCTAGAACACCCTGAGATTAGAGTATGGTCTCACGGTCATACCCATACTTCATTTGACTATAAGATTGGTGATTGTAGAGTTGTATGTAATCCCAGAGGATATTATCCACTAGAAATGAACCCAGACTTTAATCCTAACTTTGAAATTGATACAGACAATCTGTAAACTGGCACAGGCGCACTTCACAAGTACTCTTTTCTGTTGTATAATACTCCCATAAGTAACAGACCAATGCACTACCTCTGTCTTCTGGACGGCACCATAGAATATGGTAGCACTAGTTTGAGTGACTTTGCTCACTACCAACTGATGTATGCTGAAGAACATCAGGATGCCGAAGTCCAGTATCTTACTCTCACTGACGAAGAATACGACCAATTTTTTGCTCCTCTGGATGAAGAAGAATGAGAAAAGTCAAAGTAAAACCAAAGTCCAGCAAAGCGAAGAACCGTCTTGCTAATATGATGGAAAACAATCCTGTTTGTATTGTAGAGCAGGACACTGGCGGTGAATTGTTTCTGGCATCAGAGAATCGCAAATACTTCTTCTGGGTCAGCACTCGTACAGGTACAAATCGTTTTGGTGACAAATCTGACAAAGACTGGGAAATCATTACTGAAATTGAGGATGTAATTGAATGAGTTTTTCTAAGACTGTTTCTGTTTGTGCCGCTCTCGCAAGTATCTTTGCTGCTGGTGCTGCTGGTTGGAAACTAGCAAATGAAAATCAATCTCAACCCGTAGAACAAACAAAAGATGTTTCTGCTTTTGAAGAAAAAATTAATCAACTTGAAGAAGAACTAAAACAAGTGAAAGAACAACCAAAACCCGTAGTGATACAACAACCTACAGTTCCTCCTCCACTTCCCCCAGTTCCAGAACCTAAACCTGGAGAATTTGAATGAGCGGCGGACACTTTGGAGATTGTGGTTACGATTACTACAAGGTAGCACAGTTTGCTGATGAACTTGAAGTAGAAATTGATAACAACGGTAGAGAAGGATCTAAAGAAGACGATTATGAATGGTATCCTAATCACGAACTAGAAGTAATTCAGTATCTCAAAGAGCAACTACCTAAAATGCGTAAGATGGCAGAGATTATGAGAATTGTGGATTACTTATATTCTGGTGATATTGGTGATGATAACTTTTTTAAACGTATCCAAGAAGTAGAAGAGAAATACAAGGACACTTAAATAACTGGCACAGGGCATCTCCACAGGTGCCCTTTTTGCCTTATAATGACTTCATACACAACAAACCGATGACTGACATCTCCAACTTTACTTACAAGCAAATACAGGAACTTGAAAGGCAAATTGAAGAACAGAAAAAGTTGATTCAAGAACGCAAGGAATTTTTGAGTCAAACAAAAGACTGTGCGATTGGATATAAGGTGACTTTTTGCGTGAAGTTTAATCCTTATGCTCACGAACACGATGAACTGTGCAGTACGGAGGAATTTGGTGATTGGTTGGCAAATGATACTGCAAACCAGATTATTGAATACTTTGCTCTCAAAACTCCTGCCGAAGATGTAAGTGGTTTTGAGATTACAGAAATGACTGATGAGGACAAGGAAGAATGGCAGTGTTTTTGGGAGAATGAAGAATGAAACCCTATCAGTACAACCTAAAAGTTTGGGATGATGGTGATACTGACTACACTTGGCAGTTTGGTATCATCAACAATAAAACATTATTCTGGGTTCATTATGAAAATCCCAGTCGTTTAGTTTTTAGTGATGGTGGATTACACATCCTATTCTCATTTTTTACTAATTCTTTATTTGGAGTAGATTTTCAAGTTGGAAAATATGGTTTGAGTTTCAACTTTTTTACAACATACTTTGATGGGTGGCAAGAATGACTGAAGACGAAATCCTTGAACTTGTAAGATTTCACTTTCAAGAAGGTGGAATTAGGGACGATGGTAGTTGTTCCGAGTATTATGGAAATACAAAAGATTTTATTGAGTTTGCCCAAGCAATTTATGAAATGGGTAATGAGAATGGTTGGGAAAGTCACCAAGAAAGTGTATACTTGAACTCCTCTTATCCTACTGATTATAACTATGACTAACACAGCATACCAAATTTGGGAGACATTCAAAGCAGAATTGATTGTAGAACCCACTGATGATATGAAACAAGCATTAGCATCTTCTATTCGTGTGATTTCTTCTCTAATTTATAGAGATGGAGTGCTTGCAAATGAACCTTGGATTACTTATACTGCTCAAGAACTAAATGAAATTGCTGGTGATGTGGAGGCACTATGAAAATCTATTGTGTGGTTGATAATGTTGATTTGGGTTATCACGTTGAGTATGCTTCCACTTCCAAAGACAAAGCAAATGAGGTATTGCTTACGAAACTTCAAGAAGAAAGACAAAAATTTTATGTTACTTATGAAATGATTGAGATTGAGGTGGAAGAATGACGGAAAGAGCAAAAAAAGTATGGGAAGCATACGAAGCAGAGGATACTTACAACTTTCCAAAAGATGGAGTTGTTGCTGCTATTCGTGCTATTGTGAATGAACATCAATACTATCAGTGTTGTGAAGATGAAGGTGTAGAAGATATGGTAGTTGATGCTCGATTGCTTTATGAACTTGCTGATGAATTGGAGTCTCTAAAATGAAATTTGACCCAGATTGGATGTTTTTGACTATCCCTGTTTGTGTAATCGTTGCTGCTGGTGTTCTCACCTATGATGCCCAACAACAACGAGTAACATTCCAACAAACATACAATAAGAACTTGGAGTGTCGTCAAGAACTCAAAGGACAAACGATGGCAAGAGTGAATGATATTTGTGGTCCTGTTCCACAAATCAAAGATTTTACAGGAGGAAACTGAAATGTATAATCATAATGATGGTTGGGCATCAGTTATTGTTCTATTTGTTCTTGTTGCGTCTCTTATGGGTATGTTTTTATTTGCTGACGAAGAAGGATACAAAAGGGGAGTGAATGAAACTCTTGTTATGTGTATGGAAAACGCAAAGGATTGTAAAATCAAGTATGATTACTTGAAGTTGGAGGAGCAGAAATGATTGAACTTCGTATCGTTGAGAATGAACTGGGAGTGAAACCAGACATTCAGTATCGTCATCATATGCTTAGAGTTGATGCAAATGGAGCATTATGCCCACCTCCATATGAGTATGTGTGGAGTGAATGGAAAACTGCTCCTTATGTAAACGCAGAGGAGATTGAAAAGTGAGTATTCTTGAAGATTTTAGAACTTGGTTGTGGATTATGAAAAATAACTATAATCCACATATGAGTGAATATTTTTTCAATTGTGTTGGTTCTAACCTTCCAGAACAAACATTTATAAAAGCAGAGGAGATTGAAAATGATTGAAATTCAAAAGAACTACAAACTCACACTCACAGAGCAACAAGCAAAAGAACTCTATTGGATTTTGAAAGATGTAGATTTGGGTGTTGATAATGAGTTGAAACTTGTTTATCACGAACTCAAAAAGCTCTTTGATAGTGGCATCCGATGAAAAAGTATCGTATCAAAAAAGAAACTTATGGTAATACTACAAAGTATTTTCCACAAGAGAAATTTTTGTATTCTTGGTATAATATCTTTGCCTATGAGGTTTATTTTGATGGTGGATATGATACTCTAGAAGAAGCACGGAAACGACTTTGTGAGTATTGTAGAAAACCTGTGGTAGAATACCTGAACTTTGACCCTAATGAGGATTGTAAATGAAAGTTTATTCACTATACTTTAAAGAAAAATTTGTAGTAGCATTTCCAAATCGGGAAGATGCTATGGATTATGGTAAGAAGTATTATGATGAGTATGCTTGGGATTGTAATATCCTTGAAGAGTATTTGAGTAAATCTCCATTAGTTTATACTCCTTCACATTATACTTCTCTTCATTCTCTCACTCCACAACAAACAATTCCTTGTAATCCTGATATTACTCTTATTCCTGGAACTCCACAAATCAATAATACTGTGAGGGCAGAATGAAACATAAATGGACTATCTGGACTTCCATTTATCTGTTTGAATGGTGTGTCTATGCGTGGATGAATTATATGTGGATGCACCTTGAAGGATTTACTGATGAAGACCTGATGAGAAGGTCTTTTTGGTATTATTTGAATTATGGTATGACTGGAAACGAAATGAACTTACAAGAATGAACGAAACACTCAATAAGAACCTCACACTCATTCAAGAGGTTGCTAACAAAGCCCTGGAACTTCATAAGAACTCCACAGAACGATTTGGTGGTGTAAATTATGCTAACCTACGAGTGGTGGATGTATGGGTGAAGTATAGTATTCACGAAGAGGATTTGGAGTATGGTGTGTTGATTGAAGAATGCTCACCAACTTCTTATGATTTACAGGATTATATGTTAGAATACTTGAAAGATAATCTGCCTAATAATTTGGGGTGGAGCATTTATGTGGAGTTGGATTGGTAATTATGACTAAAACCCAATCAGCATTAGAACGAGTTATTATTGAACTTGATAGTTGGTGTGATAATTGGACTCCCACATCTTATAATGACCCTCGCATTAGTTTGCGACAGATTGCTGACCGTGCCCGTGATGTTTTAGACCCTAGGAAAAAAATGACTGACTTTCAACCAAGGAAGCAACACCCCGAAGAAGTTGCTGATGGACTTCGTAATGCTTTTAGACAAGCAATGAAAGATGGTGTGATGGATGCTACTCCTTATCTTAAACAAATGGAACCTAAAATTGAAATTGACCCTTCACTTATTCTTAAATCTGGTGATTGTATTTACTATCACGGAATAAAGTATCAAAAAGTAGAACAACCCAAAAGTTTTGAAAATAAACTTTGGGACTTGCTAAAAACTAAACTGAATGATACTCTTGATTGTGATGAACTGACTGATGAAGTTATGGATTTGATTAAAGATACTATTCCAGAACCTTTGGAGAATAAGTATCATTCTGATGTTATTCAAGGTTATAATACAGCAATCAAAGATATTGTGGAGAACTTCTGATGACTTTTAATTCTGATATTCAAAAAACCGAAAAAGAAATTGCTGTATTACAAAAGAAACTTGAACTCCTCAAAGAGATTGAGACACATAAATCTCAACCAAGAATGTATCTTGAAAACTCTGGGAAGTTTGAGGTTGTTTCTTATAATTATAAGATTTATTATCGTCTGGAATATTCAACTGCTATTTTTTGGTATATGAGAAAAGAGGATGATAATGGTGCAATTCTCCTAAAACAGATTGCTGATGGTGAAACTCATCGTCTTCTTGAAGGACTTTGGTTTAATGAGGTGCGAAAGGGAAATTATGACTAACACTCAAAAAATTCAATCTGAAATTGATGAATTACATAAAAAGTTTGATGTTCTTCAATCACAATCTGCGACTTTAAGTGAATTGAATAGTGTGCGAAGACAGTTAAATATTGCTTACGAAAAGTTGAGGAAGAACTGAAATGACTAACCCAGAAATCATCGTAGAAAGAAAAAAATACGGAAGTTCTGCTATGGATTATACTATGAGAGTTTATCAAAAACTTGATGAAGAAACCATAATGATTGATGGTGTGAAGTATCAAAAAGTAGAAGAACCAAAACCACAAACACTTTATGAGATGTTCTGTAAGGAACACGGACAATTTATAAACAGAGATGTTATTTGTGAGATTGTTGAAAGATGGTTGCCTGATGAAGATGATGGTGATGATAGATATGCTTGTGGTTGGAATGATTGTGTTGAAAAGTTGAAGTTGAGGTTAAAATGACTGAACCATTAAACCATAAATTGGATGTAAGTAAAATTCAAACTCTTGAAGATGTGAAAAATGTCTTTGAGTGTATGAATTTGTATTCTTATGCTGAAGAAGACCACGAAAAGTATGAACTCCTCAAAGAATACTTCACTATTCCAAATGAATCACAAGAACTTACTGGATTCAAACTACCACGCAAATCTTTGGAAGAAATCTCACAAGAGTTTGATGAGAAGATTGATAAACAGATTGAGGATGTAGAATACAAGTTCGCACAACTCAAATATTATCAAGAGTATCAGTTTAGTAAAAAGATTACCAGGATTATTGAGGATATTGAGTATGCTCGCAAGAATGGAAGACCCAGAGAAAAATTCACATTGGTTATGAGTAATGATTCTCTTTCTGTGAATACTTATATTTCTTCCAATTTTGTAATCAAAGAAGGTGGTGAAGAAGTTGGATATTATACATTTGGTTCGGGATATTTGAGATATTGTATGAATAAGAAACCGAATTTTATAGTGCGTTTTTGTATGAATAAACTCTTGGGGTTCAAGTGGATTTCTACTAAATAGTAGTGCTCTAATGTGTTCGCATCCATAAGAGTGGAAAAGGTGTCCTCGGGCACCTTTTCTTGTATAAATAGTATTGCGAACACAATTTAGAAGCAGAACTATGGAGACTCCAAAGGAGTATCACTATGTCTATTATTCCTATGAGGAATATGGTAGAGGATACATCGGCAGTAGAACCTGTAAATGCTTACCAGAAGAAGATGTAAGATATTTCGGTTCTTTCTACGACAAAACATTCAAACCAACTCAAAAGATAATCCTAAAAGATAATTATTCTGCAAGAGATGAAGCATATGCAGATGAAATTATTTTACACGATTATTATGATGTAGCAAATAATCCTCATTTTGCTAATCAGGCAAAACAAACTTGTACTAAATTTTCAATATATGGTACATCACATTCCAAAGAAACTAGAAGAAAAATAAGTGAAGGAAACAGAGGTAAAACTCGTTCTAAAGAAACCAGAGAAAAATTAAGTGAAATAAACAAAGGTGAAAATAGTCCTAAATATGGTAAATCACATTCCCAAGAAACAAGAAGAAAACAAAGTGAAGTGATGAGTGGTAGAAAATGGTGGAATGATGGTTGTGGAAATAATAAATTGTGTAAAGAGTGTCCTGGTGAAGGTTGGGTTCTGGGGAAGAGTGAAGAGATAATAATGAACCAAAGAGAGATAGTTAAAGGTGAAAAAAATCCAAATTATGGTAAAAAATGGTGGAACGATGGAGAAAATAATATCATAATGTCGGTAGAATGTCCTGGTGAAGGTTGGGTTCCAGGTCAGGGTAAATGGTGGAATGATGGTTGTGGAAATAATAAAAAGTCAATAAAATGTCCTGGTGAAGGTTGGGTTCTTGGAATGTGTGAAGAATCTAAAAGAAAACAAAGTGAAGTGAAGAAAGGTAAAAGTAATTCCAATCGTGGTAGAAAATGGTGGAATGATGGCTGTGGAAATAACAAAAGGTCTATGGAATGTCCTGGTGAAGGTTGGGTTCCTGGGATGATGAAGAAAAAGACCAATTGAAGAATTGGTACAAGGACACTTGTAATCAGGTGTCCTTTGTTGTATGATGACCTTATCCCACAAAGGAACTCTAATGACCCTTGTAGCAATTTACCACCATCACTCAAACCATCTTCCTATTGTTTGTAATATTCCAAGTAAAGAAAAGTTTATTAGTGTATGCGAAGAACTTCCAACTGACTGGGCACATCTTGTGAATATAGAAACTGGTGAAATACTACACACTTGGGAGAACAGCAAATGAGATGTACAACTATTGAAGAGTTTGTAAAATCTTTTTTACCTGAAAACGAACAAAGTTTGTGGGAAATGATTGATGACTACAAAACATTCAAAAAAAATGGTAGTATTGGGGAGTGTTTGTTGAGGACAAATGCGAGAACTTTTTGTTCTTATCTAAAAATTCCTAACACTTATCATACAGATTATATGGAAAAGATTGCTTTGGGAATTTATGAATACTTTGCTATGAAATATAAGGAGTTGAAATGATTATGAAACAAACTATTACAGCAGGGGAACTTTTTGTAATCTGTGATACTCTCAATCATAGTTTGAAAGTTATGAATTATGAGGGATTTACTCACGAAACCAGAGAACGGGTGAGAAATAAAATCCTCAATATTATGGGTAATATGAACGCAGAAGTTGTCTGTGGTGATGTAGAACCTATTGTAGTGAGTGGAGATTTGGGTGGATGACTTACCCTTCATATTGTTGCCCTAAATGCGGAGCACAGATAGGATGGATTGGAAGGTTCTTTCAGTTTCTTCGTATTCCTTTACATCGGTGTAAGAAATGACTAATCCTCTCATAGAAAAATATAATGAACTCTACGGAAAAAAAGAAGAACCAAAACCAGATTATTATAAGGGTGAAAAGTCATACGCAGAAGAACTGGAAGAACTTCGGGATACTTCTACTATTCCTGTTAGTAAAATCAAATCTTATGACATTAATAGTGTGAATGTTTCTTTTCATCAAGTCGTAGAACAAGTCAAAAAAGGTGAGGCACAAGTATCCACTATGAGTGTGGAAATGGATATAATGTATGGAACAAAAATAACCTTTGAGGTTTATGTGAATGACTATTGAAGAAATTCAAAAATACTTGGATGATAATAACATCACCTTTGAAGAGTGGATGAGAGCAAATATGATTACTGATGAAGACAGGAAATATTTTGATAAGATGTGGATGGATGCGATTTATAGGAACTTTGGTGAGGACACTTGAACAACTGGCACAGGGAATGCTCTGGGTGCCTCTGTGGGTGGTATAATATTCTCATACACAAAGGAGGTTCTCCAAATGTCTTTTACTGCCGAAGGAACTATTGAAATTGATTTGGCAGAGTTCTTCACTTGGATTTACCAAAACTACGCACCTGTAAATGGTGTTGAGTATCAGTATGGTGTTCCTCGTGTGAATAAGAGTAATCAAACTCTTGAAGTTGATTTTGCGATGGGAACTGATTGTAATCCAAAAGATTGGTTTGAGCAACCTAATGCCGTCAAGCAGTGGATAGACACTTGAAGAACTGGCACAGGAGCATCACACGGGTGCTCCTTTTGGTCTATAATACTCTCATACACAAAGGAACTCCAAATGGCAATTGACACCAGCACCTGTATCAACATCCTTCCTGATGAGGAATGGTATTATACAGTTGAAGATTCAAATATTGTCACCAGTGATGATGGTTGTACTATTTCCTATTGGCAAGATGGAAAACGACATACTCACATTACTATGGAAAAAGAAGAAGCACTCGCACTCGCAGACGCAATCTACAAACTCTTTAAGAACTGATGCACTACGAAACTGACATTATCATTCATCAGTATTCATTTGATGGAGATTTTTATTACAAACTCAAAGTCACAGATGTAATGAATATGGATTACTACTATGATGGTAGTGCTTCTACACTTGATGATGTTATGGAATGTATCCAACTTCACCTCAAACAACACCAGAACTGAAATGACTGACACACAAAAACTTCAATTCCTTCTCACCAAACTTCAAGAAACTGCAGACAGTAAGCATTGTTATGATGAATGTGGTGATGATTATTCTCCTTCAGATGCTGGAAATTATGATGATGCTTTTGATGTAGGATGTGAGTATGGTGAAATCACATTTGCTCGTGATTTGCTCCAACAACTTAAACTTCAAACACAAATTGAACCTCATTTGAAATGACTAACTTCTCTCAAGAACGATTTATTGATTTAGGACAAACACTCTATGTTGAGTGGTTGAAATCCTTGAATAATGCTCAAAATTCAACTGAAGAAGAAAGACGAGAACTATTCAAGTTTGGTGCTGAAATGTCTTTTGAAGCAGCAGAAGAGTTTGCTAAAGTATTCCATCATCAGGAGGAGAACTGAAATGACTATCAAAGCAACTGAACTTCTCAAACTCTTTACTAAAGCAAAACAACTTGATTTAAGTGTTGAGGTTCGTGAGGACAAAGATGGTGATTATGTAATTCGTATCTTTGAAATGTTCCGTCCAGAAAACTTTGATGAAACAGTATTCATCAATCAACAAGGTGAAACTAACTGGGATAAGAGATGTTATAGTTTTGATTATATGATGGATGTTCTTGATGAAATGTTGGAAGAAAAACGACAAGAGAAAATCAAAGAACAAAAACGACAAGAACTTCTTGCTCGTTTGACTGATTTTGAAAAGGACTTGCTTGGAGTAAAATGACTATCGAACGCATTCAAGTCAAAGAAACTAAAAGGTATTATGGGGACTTTGACGGAACACTTGAAAGTATTATTGCTTCACTCCAGAGGGAATTGGATGCTGGTTGGGAAGGTATTGTGATTGAATATGAACGAGATTATGGTGATTGTCACGACCAAGAAGTTCCTTATCTTTACAAGCATCGTGAAGAAACTGACAAAGAGTATGAGAAACGAGTAAAACAACTGGAGAAAGAAAAAGCAGAAAAAGCAAAAGCAAAGGAACGAAAATTTCAACAACTCAAGAAAGACCTTGCTAATCTAACTGAAGACGAACTCAAACAACTTGGAGTAAAATGACTGAACGAGTGAAATTCAAAAGTATCACACGAGTGATTGACCCAAAGACACGCATTCATTATCTTGATGCTGTTGATGAGAATGGATACCACTGGACTGCCGAAATGTCACCACACGAAGAACGGTGGTTGTGCTATACTGATGTATGGAAAAAAGACCCTCAACAACCTTACGATCTATGACTTACAAGTGCCCTCGTTGTTCTACCAGAGTTAAAGACTGGTCTGGTGATGACCCTAAATGTGGATTTGATAAGAATGGAAACTTCCTTGAACACAACTGGAACTGTGCAACTCTCAATGCTCTCCGTGAGATGGATGGAAAAGAAACTTGGTGTGATAACAATTATGTGAAAGTTGTAAGTTGTTGTGATATTGGATTTGGTATCCTGACTTGGTATAAACAACGTGGGCAAACTGATGATTTCCGTGATGGTTATTTTGATAGAGGAACTCTACGGTATGCACAAGAACTTCTGGGTGATGTAGAACCTGATTATAGTGATTGGGATAATGTGAGTCTTGATTGGGAGGATGATAAGGAATGACTAAACATCCTACCAACAACTGGAACTTTCACGATGAAGCAGAGGATGCTTTTGTAAAGTGGTTTAATGACTTTTATAGTCCTTATACCTTTCGTTCTGAATGGTTTTACGGGGACTGTAAGGTAGAAGACGAAAAGACCCGTGAGGACATTATGTATGGTTGGATACACGCATCTTTCGTTGCTGGTTGGGAAGCGGCAAACTATGCTAGACTGGAAGAGGAAGTAGAACTTACTGATAATGAGTGATATAATCTACTACAAAAATGGTGAGGAAACATTTCGTATTTCTCCTCCAACTCCTGGAACCAAATGTCCTGAAACTAAACTTGAAATCAAAATGACTGAAACCGACATCTCAAAAGTTCTTATAGAAGGAGACTACGCAACCATTATGGGTGTGAAGTATAAGAGAGTAAAAGAACAAGAATTCACACTTGAACTCACACTTGACGAACTTCATATGCTTGATAAGTATGTTGAATATTGTGAAGAAACAAAAGAGTTTTTTGAAAAACTCAAAGATGCTTATCCTAAACAAAAATCACCAGTAGAAGAAGCATATAAGGACTGGTGTGGTGAGTATCCATCAGGTTCTCCAAGTGAAGATGCAAAATGGGGTGCTTTTTTAGCAGGTTATCAAGTAACACAACCAAAAGCAGTTCCAGTTGATGAACCAGAGGATTATGATGAAATTGAACACGATATTAGTGAAAATGTAGAAAATAAAACAATCCGTCAGGTGATAGACCGATGGTGGATAGATACATTTACATCTAAAAATATGTGGTCTGTTAATGAATGTATTGATGACCTTGCTGACCAAATTGAATTCTGGATTTTGAGGAATAAAAAAGAAGTTTCAGTAGAAGAACAATCAAAACCTATGGATGAGGTTGTGAATAGGTTGGTGAAAAAATACCAAGCACAAAAACTTTTTAATAGGTTGGTAGATGAACTTGGTTATGATTTTGATGCTTGTAATGATATTGTAGATTTGGTGGAGGACTGGATTCCAGAATATCAATCTGCTGCCGGTTCCCAGAATGTAGATACTGAATTATTGGTAGATGGATTTAATGATGCAATACGGAAAATGAAGGAGATGCTACGATGACTACTGAACGAAACCTAAAACAACAACTTCAGTATTCCTACTATGAGGATATGGAGGATGGTAGAACAATTGAAACGATTGATTATGATGCCTTGATTGAAATCATTGATGATTTGTATGATAAAATTGAAACACTTGAAAGAGATAATGAATTTCTAAAATCTTATGCTTGGGAACGATGACTGAAGACATTCAAATGCCCAATGGAGATTTTCTAAAGAACTATCCAGATGTGACTCGTGTTGAAGTGATTACTAGAGATGGACGAGAGTTTGTTCGTTATGAATGCTCTAATGTTCAGGTAAGTCTTCAGGACGACGGACAAACACTTAAAGTATTTCTTTTTACGACTTATGACTGAACCAACACCAGAACAACTTAAAAAAATAAAAGAAAAGCATTCTAATGTTGATGAAGACTATTCTCTTCCAGAAACTATTGGACACATTTCTGATGGTTTCTTTCTTTCTGATAAGGAAGTGGAAGACTTGAGAAATGCTAAAAAAGAACTCACTGAATACGGCAAACAAAGGTTAAAAGAACTGACGGTAGGACAACTAATGGATACAGAAAAGTTTCAAGAAGAGTTTGCTAAATCACAAGTATTTGATGCTGATAAGTTTGCGGATGAAGAACGCAAACAACGCAGTGATACTGTTCTCGCACGATATAATGCATTCTACAATGAAGAAGTTTCTGGTATGCCCCACGGAATGGTGTTAAGTATGGAACATCTCCAATGTATTACATTAGAATGTATGGTGGACGCACTTATCTGCGAAAATATGAATGTAGAGTATAATGCGATTGCGATTGATGATATTAAGGATTTGATTGAAGGTTTGTATCGGCAGAGTAATGAGTTTCTGAAACGAGTACAAGAATTCAAAGATAGTGCTGATGGAGTAGTATAATGAAAATCCAATTCCAAGGACACTCAAAAACCGACCGAGAAGTAGAACTTTCACAACAAGAATTATTTCAGTTATTTGAGATTATGCGAAAAGAGTTTGTTGAGCACATCACTTATGGAAGATTTGATGGTATTAGACATCTCACAGAAACCGAGAAGGCAATTAAAGACTTTTGCGATTCTCATAATGTAGATATTGAATATACAAAGGACAGGGTTAATTTCTTTTCAGCAGTATTAAATTCTTTGAAAAATCCTTATCAATGAACCTCACATATAGACAATTAATTTTATTAACTACTGCAACAACTTATTTTTATGATGAGGTCGCAAAGACTTCTACACCTGAAATGAAACAGGAACTAATGGAACTTGGTGAGATTATTCAGGAAAATGCTATGATGAGGAAAAGAGCAGATGAACGACGGAAAAATGACTAAAAAACTCTGCTGTAATTGCAAGTGGTACAGGAAATCTTGGATAGAACATATCTTTTTTAGAACTAGCAGATATGATATGTGTGCCTCTCCAAATACGACTGATGACCTTGTAACTGGTCATCAGCAACGATTTTGTGATATGTTGAGATCAATTCGATGGAAAGAACTTGATTATGCTTGTGGTCCTGAAGGTAAGTTCTGGGAGGCAAAATGAAAGACGAAAAGAATCCTGATGAGATTGTAGTCAAGGATATTGATATGATACACTTTGAAATGATGGACGATGGGTTCTTATGGTGCGGAATCTATCATAAGAATGGTCAGGTTGATCACTTCAACATCACTGCGAAGAAAAATAAACTCTCTACTATTTGGATGCCTGATTGTGGATAATAAATAATCTTATATTTAAGTAGTTGTTATAAGATGGGTTTAGGGCACTCACCCCGCATAGTCACTGATGGATTAGTTCTGGCACTTGATGCTGCGAATCCAAAGAACTATAACCTCACAGCAGTTGAAGTTCTTGTCGTTGCTGGTGGTGGTGGCGGTGGTTCTCATCATGGCGGCGGTGGAGGTGCTGGTGGTTTAATTTATAATTCCAACTTTGCTGTAACTCCTGGTTCTGCTTTAACCGTAACTGTTGGTGGTGGAGGTGCTGGTGGTGGAAATAGTGTTGCAGGAACTTCTCCAAATGGTGGAGGAAATGGGGGAAATTCTGTATTTGGTTCTCTAACTGCTATTGGTGGTGGTGGAGGAGGTTCTTATTCAAATAATGGAAGTAGTGGTGGTTCTGGTGGCGGTGCAAATAACTGGAGTGTAAGTGCAACTGGAGGTTCTGGAACATCTGGACAAGGATTTTCTGGTGCTTCAAATAATGGGCAAACAAATTATGGCGGTGGAGGTGGAGGTGCTGGTGGAACTGCTAAAGGTCTCTCTAATAACTCCGGTGGCGATGGACTTCAATTTCCACAATTTGCTTCTGTAGGGGGGAGTCCTGCTGGTTGGTTTGCTGGTGGCGGTGCAGCTGGTGTTTATCCTGGATATACAAATGATACTTCATATGGAACTGGCGGATTAGGTGGTGGTGGTAATGGTGGTAATGGACCTCATGAAAGTGGGAGTGGTAAAACAAGTGGAGTAGATAATACAGGTGGTGGAGGAGGAGGTAGTGCAGATTTATATCAAAATGGTGCTGCGGGCGGTTCTGGAATAGTAATCGTAAGATACCCAGGACCCCAAAGAGCAATAGGTGGTACAGTAACTTCTGTTGGTGGTCATACGATTCATACATTTACAACAGTAGGAAGTACAACATTTACTCCATTAGCAGCAACTAATGATTCTGCGATTCTTGGACTTTCTGATTTCTCTGGGAATAATAACTTTGGGACTACTGTGAACTCACCAACTTATAGTAGTGCGAATGGTGGTTCTGTAAGTTTTGATGGAACAGATGAATATGTAACACTATCTAGTTCTCAAATTGCTCCAGGGACAGGAGCATTTACTTGGAACTTTTGGGCAAAAAGCACCAGAACCCAACAAGATTATTCTATACTTTTTTCTGGTACTGGTTCTAATACTGATTATGGAGTAATTGGTTTAGACAAAAGAGTTGGGAATGGTTTAGCATATTATGCGAATGGATTTAGAATACAGGATGCTGATTTATCATTTTTCGGTAATTGGATATATGTTTCATTTATTGGAAATGGTGGAAGTAATGGTTCAAGAACTTTAAAATTGTTCAAAAATGGAGTTCAAGCAGGCAGTACTTATACATATGATTATAATTTTACTTCAACCACACCATATATAGGGGCAAATCATTCTGGTATTAGCGAAGTTATGGGTGGAAATATTGCTAATGTTTCATATTACAACAGAGCACTCACAGAATCAGAAATCCAACAAAACTACAATGCTCTCAAATCTCGCTTCGGTCTAACCTAAATACAAAAACGAAGAGATATTGAGAGAGAATGGGAGTAACATACAATACACCTCGCACAACATTTGGACTTGCTGGGAAGTTTTTTAATGGAAGTTGGAGAGCAACTATTGCGAATGGTAATATAGGAACTTTACCACTAACCACAACAAACGACAGTAGTAATGTTACCGGAACTACTGGATTACCATCAGCAGACCACAGATATGGTGTAAATTTGTGGACTTCAATATCCTTTGGTAATGGAATAGGAGTAAATTATGGATTTATTGCTATTGGATATTTCTTACCTCCAACCACAGGAACTTATACAATTTATACATCTTCTGATGACGGAAGTGGAGTTTGGATAGGAGATTTAGCACTACCCGAAGCAACAAGAACAGCAGAAAATGCAACTTTGAATAATTTATTAGGTGGTGGGCAACCAGATACAAAAAGGTCTAATACCGTATCTTTGACTGGTAAAGTGATGTATCCAATTAGAATCGTGATGGAAGAAGGTGATGGTGGAGATGCTCTTACTTTTAGTTGGGCAGGTCCAGGAATAGCAGAAACAACAGATTTATCAACACATTTTCGCACACCAATATCTCCCAGTGGAGCATTAGCAGGAAACTACTTTTTTAGACCAAGTAACCCATAAATACTTCAAAAACTATGTACGAATCAAGAAACTTCGCAATCTTCTCAACAACTGAAATTGATAAAATTGATTTCTCATCAGTATGTGAAACCTCAGCAGAAACTCTTCGCAGAAGTGTAGATGGCACGAAGACTTTTGTGAAATGGGATTCTCCAGAAAGTTTAGAACCTTATGAAATCACAAATACAGAAACCAATGAGATTGAAACTATAACACCAAGTCCTCAACCAAGTTTCATTGAAGAACTTACAACACTTGAAGGGATTTATTCTTATGAAGAGATTTTAGAAATCCTGAATGGTCCAGAGTGGTCAGCACCAATGCCAATGGGAGAAGAGTAAAGTGGGTGTTTATGGTGGTCCGGATGTAAGCGAATCAGGTCTTGTATTAGCACTTGACGGTGCCAATTCAAAAAGTTTTAGAGGTCAGTCTATAGACAATATGTATTATATTTCCAATGGAGGTAGTGCTAACTCCTCTATTTGGCATATGCCTATGGGAGGTACTGCCACAGGAACTTACACAACTTCTCATAGTTATGGTACTTGGAATGGAAATACCATTTTTGAAGTTACAGTTTCTGCCGGAACAATACCGGGTGGGTATGAGAGTTTTAGAGACTGCATTTCTTCATCTTGGAATGCAACCTATGGGAATACTAGAAGATTAACGGCAAAAGTAAGAATGATAAAAGGAACGATTGCAAATCTAGGAGTTCATAATGGTGGTGGAACAGGTGGAGGTACATATACTACATTTAATGAGTATCTTGTCCCAAAAGACGTAAATATTAGGGATGAGTGGTATTTACTTGATACTGATGTTTCTGGATCTTATCCTTTTGGTCAGTGTGTTGGAATAGGAATACTTTCTGCTGATATTAAATTTTTAGTAACCGAAATGATGGTACATAATACATCAAATTCTGTTAGGTTTACCCCGACTACCAGAGGAACCACAGTAGCAACAGGTGGTGGTTGGGCAGATTTAAGTGGAAGAGGAAATAATGGAGAACTTGTAAATGGTGTAATAGAAAGTGCTGATAATTTAGGTGCTTTGGTTTTTGATGGGACTAATGATAGAGTAGAACTTGGGTTTAGTTCCACATTAGATATTTCTGCTTCCATAACAATAGAGGGATTTATATATCCTACAGCATACAAAACTACGGGTGGTTATGGTGGAATGCTTATAACAAAAGTTGCTTCATACTATTCTGAATTAGATTATAGTGGAAAAATTAGAGCATATTATTATGGATTAAACTCTCCTGGATATCATACCAGCAATTCGACTGTTCCATTAAATACTTGGACTCATTATGCTGTTGTCAGGGATTCTGATTCAAGTTCTATAGTCTTTTATATTAACGGGTCTTTAGATAGAACAATAACATCAATTACTGGTTCTATAACAGTTCAACAAACTTATCCAGTAACTTTGGGTAGTTATAATGGCAGCGGTTATGAATATACTGGCAGGATTGCTTCTGGAAAAATCTACAACAGAGCACTCACCGCAGCAGAAGTCCAACAAAACTTTAATGCATCAAGAGGGAGGTTTGGAATCTAATGGCACTTTCGCACGGTCCTGGAGTAATTACAGATGGATTAGTATTATGTCTAGATGCTGCAGATAGTCTTTCTTATCCTGGTTCTGGAACCACTTGGACTGATTTGAGTGGTAATAGTAATACTGGAACTCTTACAAATGGACCGACTTATAGTAGTACGAATGGTGGGAGTATTGCTTTTGATGGGTCTAATGATTGGTTTTCTACTTCTTTAAGTTCTATTGGTGATGCAAATACTTCTTTCACTTGGGGTGGGTTTGTAAAAGTAAATGCCTCAACAACTTCAAATTTCTTTTTATTTGGAAATTATACTGAAAATATCACAACCCCATTTTTTGCTATTGCTTTTAATAATTCTGGAACAAATACTTTCATTTATATTAGAGGAAGTGGTGGTGATGGGCAACAATTACTTGGAACTTCTAAATCATTATCATTAAATAATTGGTATTATATAATTGGTGTTAGAGATGCTCCTGCTAATCAAGTTAAATTATATGTAAATGGTGTATTAGAATGCACTGATGGATTTACTGGTTCTTATTCAGTAAAAAGTTCTACAAATAATTTTGGAGGACTGAGGCATTTAACAAATTATTTAAATGCAAATGCTTCTTCTGTAGTTGTTTATGACAGAGCACTCACAGCAGCAGAAATCCAACAAAACTTCAACGCAAATCGCAGTAGGTTCGGAATCTAACCACTTTTCAAACTGGCACAAGACCCCACCAGAACCCTCAAAAACCTGCTATAATACTCTTATGAATTCAACCATCTTATGAATCTTCTTCAACGATACAAGAACTGGACTCGTAAGCAGTATAATCGTTACTGCTATGATGGTGATTTTGAACCTCAATTCAGGTGGAACCCATTTGATACTAACAACGATTGGGTGTATGATAATGAGAAGTGGAGACACTTTATCTGGGGATTTCAAGGTATAGCAAATGCTTGGGAAGCGTGGACTTATTGGATGAGAGATAAGAAGTATTCTTATAAACTTCCTTATGCAATGTGGTCAGAATTAAACGATGGTTATATGCAGATGTATGAGTATTCTTGGACGAAGAAATGAGAAATCTTTTATTGTCTTTATGGTATAAGTACAAGGACTGGCAATACGAAAGAAAATGCCTCAAACATCTTGGGATGAAACCCCAAAAAGTGTATGTTTCTAAAGAGGCATATGATGCTTTAGTTGAAGTAATCAACAGACCCCCAGACCCAAAAGCAGTAGAAAGATTCAAAGAGATTATGAACAAAAAATGTCCTTGGGAAGAATGAATGAAAAATCTAAAATCTTTTATAACATTTGGTGTTGTGCATACCAACGCAGACATTTGTATCGTGGAACACCAAGAGAACAAAGAGAACATACTACAATTCGTATGTGTCTTGATATGAAAGACGTTAAATTTTATCAGTTTGATACTGAAAAACCAAAGCATTTAAAGTAAAATGAATGATGAACATTATGGAATGGTGATTAATCATCATTATGATTGGATTAATATGCTTACCAAAATGGAAAGTAAAAATCCACAAAGATTCAATGAGTTTGAATATTCCGAACGGACCATTTATTATTACCTAGATAAACTACAACACGAACAAAATCTTTACGATTAATGAATTTTACACAAGAACAATACAAACTCATCTATACTGCTGTGCGACGGCATCAGATTGAAAAAACCGTGCTGAATAGTCTAGAGTATCAAGAATGTAATGAGATACTTGACGAACTGTTTGATACCGTGTATACTCAACGAGTAGAGCAACCAACCTGATTATGGGACGACCAAAGAAAAGTGAACCAACGGTTTCTCAAAATAGGGAAGAAGAATTTCCATTTGACCAATTCCCTTATAAATTGATTCATACAGACGGAAAAGAAACCCGTAAGTGCTATTTTCAGAGTGAAGAACATCGTAAAAAGCACATTGACCGATACAATCTTAAAAAGAAAGACATTCAACTGAGTTATAAGTATGACTGAGCGCACATTTGTAGATAAAAACAACAACTCCTGGAGTTTTGAAGAAACTCCTGAAACCATTGAGGCACTGAAACAACTTCACGAAACTGTAAAGCAAGTAAATGAGCGAAAAGAAACTAATTGACGACTGCTTTTATGTGGAGCAAAAACGATATGGACTCTGGGACTCAAAGGATCTTGAAGGAAATGGGTTGGTCACATCTCTCACTGAAGAGCAGTGTATATCAGCAACCCGTGCTTATCTTAAATGGAAACAAGAGGGTTTCCCTGAATCCAAAAATTATGAAGGCACAGTGGGGGGTAAATTGTGAGTGACACAGACTCAACAGCGCCCTGGTACGAATTTATATCTTACATAAGGTGTTGTGAAAGTCTTGGAGTCACTCCATCTCTTCAACGATTTATGGCATATCAAAATTATCTGAGGTCTGTTGGATTATGAGCGACCCAAACTGGTTTCAAAAGAAGTGGGGATTTCCTGAACCTCTTCCCAATGATATAATTCACCAAAAGTTGCAAGAACTTGAAGATCGTATCAAAGTATTGGAAGAAGAAAATGTAGGTTTGTCTAATGCTTTGTATGAGATGGAGAACTCTTTAGATGCTCGCATAGATATTCTTGCAGAACGTTGTAGGATTGATTACGATGTATGACCTAGATAATTTTGAAAAAGCACTTGCACATTTTGGTACTAGAGTAGATATTATCATTGCCCTTGAAATGGGAGGAAAATTAGATGCTGACACTGCTTACAAAAATATTAAGACTGAACTTAAAGAACTCAAACGAATCCGAAAGTCCATCAAAAAAGACAAGGATTTGTGATAAGTGTGGTACAATAAAACCACTTAGTGAAGATAATTTTCAAAAAGTAAAGTATTTTAGAGACGGATTTAGTTATTACTGTAATGAATGCTCCAAACCTAAACCCAGAGAATGATTCTCTGAAGATAACACAAAATGAAGATGGGTCTTTTACAATGGATTGGGACCCACAAGACCCAAATTGGAAATGGTTGAATGGGTTGACATCAAAGGAAGTTCAGGTTATTATGGACCAAGCAATCGAGGATCATCTCAATGGACTTTAATTACAAGAAGTATTCTCTTGAAAATCTTGAAAAATGGGTTGAAGATGCTCTAAACTCCGCAGAAGCATCTCCACAAGAAATTTATGATTGTATTCGTAAAGTAGTTGAAGACAACTATTATTGTTATAAAAATCAGACTTCTCGCTGTTATGAACTTCTTGCACTGCTGAATGGCAATGGAAAAGGACATATTCCAGCATACGATGAGTATGTTGAGAAAAAAGAAAATTTTGTATGCGATAAAGATGATAAGTCTTCCAAGTGTCAAAAAGCGTGGAATGATTTCTGGGAAGAAAATTATTATCCTGAAGAACATTCCAAACACACTAAAAAAGTAGAGGATGTTATGCCTCCTTGGGGACATAGTGATATGGAAGCACTTCGGTATTCTGAAGAAGAACTGAATGCGATGTGCGACAAAGCAGCATCAGATCAAGAAAAACAAAAGTGTCGTGAATATAATCTGCGTGAAGCAGAGTATTATGATAAGCGGGCACAACTTGATGCTAAAAGGGATAAAGTTGTAAAGTGGCAACTTCCTGTTGAAGCGGATGGTGCAAGTGGTGAATATTTTGTATTTTTTCCCGATGATTTGATGGAAGCAGCAAATCTAAAAGAAGGTGATACTATTGAGTGGGTAGATCAAGGAAATGGTTCTTATTTCCTTAAAAAAGTTAATAATTCGCCATCTTGGGTTGAAGGTAATAAATTAGCAAAAACAAAAACCTATGATGAAATGATTGCAGATGGATGGACTATGACTGATGATGGATTTTGGATTAGGGAAACTATTGGAATTGATGAGTGTTAATGGTTAATATCATCAATGCTTGTCTGAATGGACTAATATATGGTACAGGTGTGGTTTGTGTTGTTGACACACCCAAACCACCTGTGATAAAGTATTATGAACCTGGAAAGTCCTGTTATGTAAACGGGATTTTTTATACTAAATGTGAGGATCGATTAAATGGCATTAAGTGAATCTGTTGAAACTAGTCTGAAAGAAGCGGAAGCAAGTTTGCGGAATGCTCTCGCTTATGCTGCACGTCAAGAACGTCCAATGGTTTGTAGTGTAATTGCTGATATGATTTCACGTATTGAAACGCTACAGAGCACTGATAGTCTTTTGGATAAATTGGAAAATCGTAAACCAGGAGATTCTGGATTCTTTGGTACTATGTTTGGAGAGTGATGACTGAAAAGCAACCTAATGAATTTGGAAAATCTCTCCAAGAGTGGTGGGATTCTGATGCTTGCAAACAACTTCAAAAAGAAACTGAAGAAGCAAAGCAACGAGCAGTAGGAAAGTATTTTATGCTTTCCGAAGAGGACAAACTTGATATGGTTCAGGCAATCTGTCATATTATGTGTAAGGCAGAATCAGAAGGCACCTCTCATCGGGGTCTTATGGATGCTCTAGGAATCTATCCTTCGGGTTTCTGGATTGACAACCTTATGGAAGTTCACAATGCCCTCTGGTCTTATTATCACGATCAAAAAAGAGAGCAAGAGTTGAAAGATGACCTTGATGCTCTTGATAAATTCATTAAGTAGTGTAAAGCAATCCCGAAGAAATCATTAAGTTTCTAGATATTAATATGATGAAATGCTAACATTAGGACACATCGCAAGAAACTTATGACTCTCGCAAAAACTGGCACCAAAGTGCTTTCAACAGATGAATGGAATGAGTTGGTGGCATTGAAAGATGCAATTACTTATCGTCCACAATCAGTTTCTCCAGAAAAAATGGAAAAGTTTGCCGAATTGATGGTAAGAACTTTGGAAGGTAAAGGCGATTGCACACCACGATAAAATAAATATTATCAACACGATACAAAACGATGGACAACATTAATCAACACATACGGAAGGATGAGGATCTTCTGAGTGACCCTACCATTTCTCCACAATCTAGGAGACATACAGAAGAAGAATTAGAAGCACTAAAGACATATAAAGCAAATCATCCAGAAGATACTCACGATCCTACACCACTTGAATTATATTGCGATGCTAATCCTGATGCACTTGAGTGTAGAGTTTATGATGATTAAGGACAGTTAGAAAACTGGCACAAGACCCGCCTCAAAAAGCGGGTTTTTTGCTATAATGAAGAGGTAATTGAGGGTTTCTTATGGATCTGTCCGAACTGATTGAAGAACTGCGGGAAATTGAAATCTATGGTTCTGAACCAGCAGATTGGATGGGATACCTGTATGATGATGACTTCTGGGTGCCAGATCACGAACTGGCATACTGACCCTTTCAGGGGTGCCTAGGTGCCCCTATAATAAGCACATACGCAACCAACCGATGCCTACCCTCAACAAAGAGTTCAGCGCCTTCTGTGCCCAACGTGATGCCCAGAACACTATTCAACTGAATGTTGTTAAGTGGACTTGGATGTTCTGTGATGCTCTGCGTGATGCTGCTCCTGATGGTTATGACTACATCTTCGAGTCTGGCAACAAGTATCACAAGGTCATTATGATTGATTCTGCTGGTGGTCGCTCTGTTCACTGCTTCATTGATAAGAAAACTGGTGAGGTTTACAAGTCTGCATCTTGGAAAGCACCCGCCAAAGGTGTTCGCTATGATCTCCGCATCATTGAGCAGCGTGAATGGTTGTTTGAGAACGCCGATTGGGCAGGAAATTATCTTTACGCAAGATGATTTCTTCTATTTTCTTCTGGTGGTTCATTGCTGCCATTGGCGCTAGTTTCATTAACTATGCATTAATGCAATTTACCAAAAAGGATGACGACAACTAACAAACTAATCTTCATCTCTTCATTCATTTTGTTTATGCACTGGGGGCAATGTCTTACATTCAAACTTCTGGATATGGTTATTCTAAACTACTCTGTGAGGATGTTACCACTTGGTTTTTGAATCGATTCCTTCCACGCCATAAGATTGAAGTAGAAATACTTCATCGTGGTCTGAAACGTGAGCAGGTTTATGGTTATTGTGACTATGTGGGCGAATCTTATCGTCCTCGTGAGTTTCTGATTGAACTTCAAACTTATATGGAGAAGGAGTTGTATATAAAAACTCTTTTGCATGAATTGACCCACCTGCGACAGTGGGTAGTCGGTTCTCTGCGGTTCCGATACGGAAAATTGTGTTACTCTAAAGAACCTGTTGAAAAGTACGACTATTGGCATCAACCACATGAAATAGAGGCACGAGAGCAAGAAGAAACTCTATACTTAGAGTATTTGTTTGAGAAGAATGGGTGGACGGATCAACAAGTGGTACAGTTCTTCCCAAACCGCCTGATGTGGGCAGTATAATACAAATCCAAGCAATTGATCCAATGACACCAGAACAAAAGTTTCAACAACTGTTTGAGGAAATGTATCAACTTTGTGAGGGGCAAGGTTGGGGAGATCCTTTCAGTTATGCTCGCTCCCGTGAGATACATCTTGCTGGTATTCTTGGACATAAAGTAGCAGAAACTTATTCTGGTGCTGATGCTATTGATGATGATGGCGAATGTGAGTATAAATCCACCATTGCAAATTCTATCAATGGGACGTATAATGGTATCAGTGTTCAAGATACCTGGGAAGAGCAGGAACGTTATCTCATTGAGGAAAAACTTGGTAAGTATTCTAATCACTATATTGCCCGATATAATGGTGGAAAAGTCGTAGAAGTTTGGAAACTGACTGGTAATGATGTGCTGATGATTCTTCTTCCTAAACTTAAGAAAGATTGGGAGCGTAAGATTAACGGTAAGCACAAAGATCCCCGTCTCTCTGGTAATCTAACTAAGAAAGAAATCCAACAATTTGGGACTCGTATTGTATGACGATTGATAGTGGAAAACTGATGTTTACATCTGGTGGTGGTGATGAAGCGTATACTCCTGCCTACGGTGTAGCACCCATTCTTAAATATATCCCCAAAGATGCAAAAGTCTGGTGTCCATTTGATACCATCGATAGTGAATTTGTCAAGCAGATTTCAAAGCAGAATGAAGTTGTATTCACTCATATCAAGTATGGGCAGGACTTTCTTACCTATGAACCATCTGATTGGGATGTAATTGTATCTAATCCACCATTTACAAATAAACGTAAGTTCTTTGAGCGAGCACTATCATTCAATAAACCATTTGCTCTCATTATGACGAACACTTGGTTGAATGACAGTGCTCCAAAGCAGTTGTTTAAGGATAAAGATCTGCAACTCTTGATGTTTGATAAGAGGATGAAGTTTCATAGTCCTGATGGACGCCCAAACGACAAGATTACGTTCAGTAGTAGCTACTATTGCTGGAACTTTCTACCAAAACAAATCATAATGGAACAACTGAATGTGCCATCTTCCAAACTGGCACAGCGCACTCGCAGTGAGGCGGTGTTGCCTTTATAATAAGAAGGTAATCAAGGGAACCGCAATGGTCACAGACACCACACACGACGCTCAGATCCGCAGATCCATTTTCAAAGAGGTGAGCGGTATGGATCTTCGCCTTCTGCAACGGATTGCTTATGAGGTTCGTTGTGAAGAACTGGGAATTCATCCTGATGGCTGGAAACTCTACTCTGACAACTGATTCATGAAACTTTCTACTACTTCTGTTACAAAGATCTCTGATGCTCTCAAACCAGCAGTCATTGATTACATTTATGAAGATGAAGGATTTGTCGAATATATGCAAACTGCCGTGGTGGAGGGTATTCGCAGTGTAATGGGGGATATGGATGAGGATTTACTTTTTGAACTGGGTATGCTAATCTTTGATCGAATCGAACTGAAATGATGAATGAGCAACGAAACAAACTCATCAAGTATGCTCTTGTTGCGGGCACTGTTATCAACTTAGGAATGTGCCTGAATTTATATCTTCAAGTCGTTAGAATGCAATATCAAGTCTCACAATTGGACAGTAATATTGCATCTTCTATTCAACAACTAAGTCGTTATATTTGGGAGGTTAAAAATAATCAAGTAAGTGATTCTGAAACTTATTCGGGAGGAATTCGATGATTGGATTGATTGCTGGTTTGACCTGTGGTATTGCTACATACTACGGAGTAGGAGATGGTTTTCATGGAAAAATCACCGCAAATGGGGAAAGGTTTGATGCTTATCGTTGGACTGCAGCTCATCCTTATCTACCTATGGGTACACGCATAAGAATAACAAATCAAGATAATCTTAAACAAGTCATTGTAAGAGTGAATGATCGTGGTCCATATAGTCACGCTGATTTGGATCTTTCTTATGCTGCCTTTGCTCATATTTCTTCTACGAGTAAGGGCAATGCTATTGTTTGTTGGAGAGTCGTAGGTTAATGCTTTCTCAATCAATTTATGATTTGGCAATTGAAACTGCAAAATCTTCTTCATCAAAAAAGAAAGTTGGTGCAGTCTTGCTGAATAAAAGTAAAGTGATTGTAACAGCAACAAATCTTGAAAACAAATCTCATCCATTACAAGCATCTTTTGCAATTCGTGCTGGACTTCCAGAAAAAATCTATCTTCATGCTGAAATTGCAGCATTAATTAAATGTAAGGATGATGTTGATACGATAGTTGTTGCAAGAGTGAACAATCAAAACAAATTACGAATGGCAAAACCATGTCCAATTTGTTCTTTAGCACTTGCAGAATCTGGTATTACCTCTGTTCATTACACTACAAATCAAGGATTTCTTTACGAATACAAATGAAAAAACTTTTTCTAATTGCATCTTTGTTTTTCGGTGCTCCTGCATTTGCAACTCCTGAACAAATCTATCGCCCGTTTCGTTATGAAACTCCTTGTGTTCTGGAGCAAGGTATTCAAACCTACCCTGACACCTGTGTGGTGATTGAAACTCGTGAAAAAGGTGGAGCACTTCGCACCCGTAATATTTTCTCTAACAAACATTCCCTGACTATCAAGGGTCGCTTTGATAAGGAGAAAGGTTATATGACTTGGGATTCTCACAATAAATTTGAATATAAATGGGAATATAAAGTTGGCGGTACGGGTAGCACTGATGGTCTTGGTGCCTGGACCTATGTAATGCCAGGTTTTTTAATTCAAAACATTTCTTGGGACTGATACTTATGACTGAAACAAATGTAAATCTAAATGTACACGAAATTGGTGTGATTCTATCTGCACTACAGGAACTCAACCTACGTGAAGAAATTAGAATTGCACGGGAATTTGGAAGTGTGCCAGCACTGTATAATAAACTCTATTCCCTCTGGGAACGAATGGACAGATCGCAAACTGGACTACGCAACGACGTAGTGCCGTCGTTCTGATCTATCATACAAAGGTAATCGAGGGAAGAACTCTTATGCAACTGATTTCTCAAGACGGCAATATGAAGGTTGATTTCTATCCTGCTGCTGGTGTTTCAAATAAGTTTGTGCAAGTTACTTCTTTTCAGGATAAAGAGATGAGTGAGCGTCTGATTTCCAAACGGGATATGATAGATGAAGCAAATGCACGGATTCATGGTTATGGTTACACTGTAATCAAGTTTCACACTTCTCCCCGTGTTAAGACAATAGTGTGCTGCTGATGAAAACTTATTACTGGTTTTTTCTTGTCATTGCCATTCTCATGTATAATGGTATACTTGCAAAACGTGACAAAGAAATGTTTAAGGCATATGATGAAATCTGTGCCGAACTTCCCTCACCTCACCCCAATTGCCGTTATGCAAAATGAATGAAGAAGACATTCATCAATTTATCATGGCATTTGATGATTTTATGAAACATTCTGAAACAGAAATTGATTCTTATATAAAATGGCAAGAGGCACGTTCATATACCAACTCATTTTATGAAGAAAAGGCAAAAGAACTTAATATACCTGTATCATACTATCTTGCTGAATTTGTTTAATGAATAAAAAGACAAAACTGATTTTTGCACTTCAGCAAATCGAAAACATTTATGAACTTCTGAAGGATGGAGAATATGTTGCTTTCTTTGCTTCTCATCTATTGCCTATTAAGTTTGAAATTGAAAGGCAACTTACTTGCTTGACAAATGAAACCAATTCTTCTAAAATAAAAGGGTAATTTACATAAAGAGATGAAATCACTTTACATTGTTGACTACTGGGTTCCGTTTCCTTCTTCCGAATATGGTGGTCTAATTAATCTGATTGCCGAATCTGATGCTGAGGCATTTGAAATTCTAAAAGAAGAAGATCAATTTGATGATCAATATACTGATCGAATTATGGAACGAGTTGTAAACGCACAAAAATTTATTCTACAAGGTGATTACGAATCTGGTATTTTGGAGGCATTTACTACATGACAAAGTTATACCGAATTGAAGAACTCTGTACAGATGGATGGAGTTTAGTTGATTCAGAAGCACAAAAACTGACTCGTGAGCAATGCGATTTAATGTTGAATAATTACCTTTCACTTGGTAAGAATCCAAAGTATTTACGTGCAGTTCCAGATAATGATTAAGTTTCCTCATTCAGCACCAAAAGGATATTCTTATGAACAAGTTTCATTTAAACGCAATGTTGTTGCAATCTGGATTCACAATCATAGCATCTTTAGTTACAATAATGGTGGGACTGCTCGTAGTATCTGGGGATTCTACAACACTAAAACCAAATGTTACCATGCACCAATCAACTCCAAAACAGTAGGTAAAGAAGTTAGCATTGCAAATACAACTCCATATTCTGCAATGCAACTTAAACTTTCTCCACTTGAAATGGCATATGTATAAACCAAGATTAAACGATTATGTAAGATGGACAAAAGGTGTTGAAGGTTGGGTTTATTTTGTTTCGGAAGAGTATATTACAATTGAAACTCAAGTAATTCCAAAAAATCCATTAGATCTTGATAATTGTCATCTTCATAGAAATCACCGTTTACTTGTGTTGTGTTATTCAAATCAATGGAAAGAATTAGAGCATTTTGGATATCGAACAGATAAATATTCAAAGAAATTGTTGCCTATAAAAAAGTGAAAACATTCACGCAATTCATAAAAGAAGCAGAAAATAATATTCGTTCTCTTGAACCTTATCGTGCAATGCCACCACTCAAGAAGACTGATGGAACACCAAATCCAGCACCACAAAGATTTTTAATTAATCCAAAAACTGGTTTTGGTCCTTCTCAACAAGCCCAAATGGCACCACAAAAACCACCTATTGCACCTGGAGTTCCGATTAATCTTGATAGTCCTGGTATAAAGTTATTTCGCCTTTTAAAACAACAAAAAGCATGAAAAGAAAAAAAACATTATGGAGATGGTGGGCAAAGGCATTAGGTGAAAAAGCATCTAAGTGTGATAAAGAATCTGATAAGATAGCAATGATTCGCACTGTTATCTTTATAACTTATTTGATTACAAATTTATTCATTATTGCAGGTGTAATTCGTCATTGGAATAAAGAACCAGGTTGTATAATAGAAATTGAAGAAGAATCACAATTAACCAAAAAACCACCAATAACCTCTCCAAGCATACTTTCCGGGATTACGTAAACTTCTTACAATATCGGTATTATATTTTGAACCGCCAAGATCTCTTACAGCAGCAGCAATACTTTCATACCGAACTTCAATGAGTTCGGTTTTTTTATTGACACCAAATACTGCTTTCTTCTTGTTCTTATCTTCTAATATCTGCCACCGATATCCATAGGCAATTCTGTATTTACGGGCAGCATTTAGTATGTTTCCATTTGCATTTGGATCACCTACTACATCTGTTGCTGCTTCTCTTGCACTATTGTAGTCTTTACATAAACCAGTTTGTAAGTTCTTACCACGTATTTTTAATCCAAGGTGTTTACCATTGCCACGGGTATTTTCATTTAATGGTTTTAAGTTTTCTGTATTATATTTTCTTTTCTCTTTTTTAGGTACAGGTTTCTGTATTTCTTGTATTGTTTTCTCTTCTTTTTCTATATTACTAATTTTGGAAGGGTTATATTCAGGTTTATATTTTGCTATCAATTCATCAAGTTTATGACTTAAAGAAGTATTGTCATATTCGTCCAGTTCTTTTATCATAAAGTTATGTACACCATAAGAGCGAAATGCCTTATGTAATGGTTCTGAGGACATTTTCTTAGAACGTTCTATGTGGTGTACCCATTCTTTATTCATTGCAAGTGTGGTGTTTCCGATGTATTTTTCACCAGTTTGTTTGTTGAGAATAAGATAAATGATACCTCTTTCCATTTTTTATAGTGTGGATTATGAAGTGTATAGTATATAGCGAGATGTGATTTATAGTATACTATGAGAAATTTATATTATATAATAATCAAATTTGTAGGTTATGTATCCGGCAGTACATTTAACCTATTTTTAACGAAAATATATGTATGTTTATTGTATTATTCTCAATAAAACGTTTTATTGAGAATACTTTTTGAATACTTATATAAACTTTCTTATAAACCTTTATAAACCTTTATAAACTTTCTTATAAACCTTTATAAACCTCTGAGGTCTTGTGGACTAAGCACGTTAGCATAAGAACGAAGAGATGTCAAGTACCACCACCTCAGAAAAACTCTGAGACGCACACAAAATCTAGACTAGAACCTTGACAATCTTATAATTCTATGATAAAATCTAGACGAGATATCATCATATCTTAACAAATCTAGACGAGAATACATATATATCATTATAATCTCGACGAGATAGTACATCATCAATTGCGTTCTCGACGAGATTATGTTATAATCACACTGTCATCAATCAAATCTCGACGAGCTATGTACGACGACTACGATCTCGACTATTCATACAGTAATGATTATAATCTCGACGAGGACTCATTTTATGAGCATTATGCATCAGACCTCGACGAGGATTATGCACGAGATGCACAAGATTATGAATCACTTGCATATCGTCATTATGCATGATATAATCTAGTACACATACACATCTAGATACCCATGCTAGCACAAAAACGCCTTGTACGTGTAAATCTAGACATTATGTGTTATGATGACCTAGATGTAGAAGGTATTAATTGGCGTGAGTTATTAGAACTCGAAGGTGACGAAGATGTCTACACTAGCATCAAAGAACTCGATCCATACACATAATGTGACAGATCATATACTGTCACGTGACACCTTGCGTGGCAGTGAATGGTGCTTTATATTACTTGGGTAATCGCAATTCGGACTTCAAGAGTTATGTGTGGACCTGCCTTCGATTATACTTTTGAAGATTATTTAAATAATGCTTCACGTGAAGAATGGGATGAGTGGGAAAGTGAAGCATCCCGCTTAGAATTACCTTTGGATTATTATATTGAAGAGTTTGTGGTCCAATCCTGAAACTGGCACACACCCCCTTGCGGTGAATTCTGTGAGGGGGTATATTACATTCGTTGAGCACAAACACTGATGATTTTTCTCACTCTGCCTCACTACGGTTGTGTATTCACTCTTTCACAAGAAGATGGGGATGAGTTGTATTATGCTCCCATTTATTCTGATGGTACAATTAATCTGGAAGAGTTCGCTCCTGTAGATCTTGATTCTGCAGATATGAGTGAAATGGAACTGTTTGATATCCGTAACCGCCTGGTGGAGATGTGCCAGGTGTGAAACTGGCACAAGGGGGGTTGCAATGCCCCCCAATCCGTTCTACATTACATTTGTTCTGAGGGATTCACCCCAATGTCCATCACTCTCACCGCCAACTACAAGGAAGTTCTCAACGTTGACACTGTTGAGAAGATTGATGAACTTCTGGATGAGAATTATGCTTTGGATGATATGCTGGAGTTCATTGACCAGTACAATGAGAACGACTTCGTTTCCTATTATGAGGAATATGTTCGTTGTGGTGAAGCAATTGGATATGATGCCGTCGACGCTTTGATTGGTGAAATGGGTTGCATAAGTGACATTGAAGGATGTGATGAGAAGTATCGTGGTTGCTATGATTCTGAGGCAGATTTTGCTGAGGAATATTATGAAGATCTCTACAGTATTCCCTCTGCTTTAGTTGTAGACTGGCAAGCGACTTGGGATTCTTCCCTTCGTTATGATTTCACCTCTTGTGATGACGGCAAATCTTACCGTTCGTGTCACATCTTTAGTGATTACTAATCAAAACTCGACTAGATGTGTGTGTGATCTCGACTAGATTGCACACACATTTTTCATATCTCGTCGAGATTACACATCATATCATATTAACTAGACTAGATCATACATCATACTAGATTTAATATACATACACATCTAGTTTACATTACACATCACACATACATCTAGTTGTCATATACGGCGCACGTTGAGCTCGCTTATGTGCAAGAATATGTGCTTTAAGAGTCTTATATTATACCCCTTCGGGGTATGCCTTCGGCATCCCTTTAAAGTATATTAATATAATCTAGCTTCTCATCTTCATCGTTAACAAACACATTCTAATCAATATTTGAGACTATGTCAAGCCCCCATTGTGACAGTTTGAGAACTGGACCAAACCCCTTGACTTGATCCACGTGGTGGTGTTATGTTTGATTCGTGGTTGAGGAATTCTCTACACTCACCTCCCACACCCTAATGTTATGAAAACCGCCAACACTTTCTACTGGACTTTCATCGACACCCTGATTCACAATCTAGCAACCATTGCCGCAATTGTAGTCGCTGTGTGTCAGTTTCTCATTCGTGCCTACAATGAGAACAATGGCAACGAAAAGGTTCGCAAGATGATGCAAACTCTTCTGGCATTCGTTGACACTATCGTAGAGCACGGTAAGGTATACTTTGCCGACCCTGCTGTGACACCTGCCATAGTGGCACAGAAGCGCACCAAGCGATCCTGATTCGTGCCATACTACGTTTGTTGTTGAGGGATTCCCAAATGTTTGATGAGATGTGGCAGGAGATTCAAGACGCTCCTGGTGAAATCTTTGACCTTGACATTCCCGAACTTCGTGATGAAGAAAAGTTCGATGTCAATGAGTATCTCAACGCTAACTACGATTACTGAAATGACTCTGACTTCGTTGTCATTTGAAGAACTGGATGCCATTCTGGCACTGATTGAGTTTCACGATGATTGGAGTTTCGTGAGTGAGAAACTTGATGTAGATGTTTCTGCACTGTATGACAAACTCACTGAAATGAGGGATGAACTGTGACTGAAACTCTCCGCCAGTATCATTTCACCGACGAGCAGATTGATTTCCTGATGCGAATTGTGCGAAACAATGCACAGTTTGAAGATGGTGAAGATCGTGAGTTCATGGAAGAACTTGCAAATCAAATTGAAGATCAAATTGTCAACCACCCTGATAACGACTGATGAAGTATAAAGAACTGCTCGAACAACTGCAACAACTTAGTGAAGATCAACTGAATCAAGATGTTGCTATTTGCTCTGAAGATGAACCCGATGAGTATTATCAAGAAAGTGTAGAGTTAGTGTTTTCAACTGAGGAATGTGATGTCCTCGATCTTGACCATCCTATCATTCGTTTCTGATTATGAATCGCTCCGAACTTCAAGATGCCCTCATCCAGCAGATGCTGGATGACATGGATCTCAAGACAATGACCCAACTTTGTTATGACTACCTGGATGAGGGTTATGCAAAGTATTCCGATGAAGAATTGTTCACCGAGTGTAACGAATACTATCCCGAACTGCTAGGCGATCCTGCCGTGTCGGACGGTTGAGCAAGTGGCACACTGGGGGTTGCGGTCACCGTGCCCCCGTGCCATACTACGTTTGTTGAGAGGGACACCCCCAAATGCGTAAGATCGAACAGCAGATGAACGCCGCCATTCGTGACTCCCGCAACTGGCAGTGTGACAACACTTCTGTGACCTTTGATCCTGAAACTCAGGAGTCTAAAGTGTTCCTGCACGGCAACCACATCGCCACCATTGGTGAAGACTTCGTGCAAATCTTTGACGGTGGATGTCAATCTAAGACCACCAAGTCCCGCCTGAATGCTATTCTTCAGGAGCACGGAATCAAGGGTGAATGTGTATTCCAGCGGAACTGGAATTGGTTCGTTCACAAGTTCATCGGACAGGCAGGAACTTCTCCTGTGTTCAATGAGAGCGAGTTCGTGAATGGTATGATGTTTGCATAAAGAACTGGGGGGCGATTGACCCCCCTTTCTTTATACTCAGCGCATCTGCGGGTGGACGGTTGGTAAGGTGGCACGTGCCACCTCCAGATGCCCCCCTGCTGCCTGTAGACTAATCACATCAACAACAAACAACTCATGACCGTCCGCACCAACGTTCTGCCCCTTGATCTCTGCACCGTTACCCTGACTGAGGCACAATGGAGCACCATCCGAACCGCTTTGCTCTGCCTCGCTTGCGATTGTCGTGTTGATGGTAAGTCTGCTGACGCAGACTATTATCTGAAAGCCTACAATACCCTGAAGGCAGCAATGGGGATGGACGCCTGAGGAAGTGGCACACTGACCACCCCAAACCCCTACAGGACCCCTTACAATAGCAGTATGAAAAACACCCACCTCGAACACCCCGAAGATACCATCCTCACGGGCAATCTTGACGCCCTGGATTGGTTCGTGAATCCTGGTAAGTTGAGCGTCAAGGTCGACGGTGCCCCTGCTATTGTGTGGGGTATTGACCCTGCCTGCGGTGAGTTCTTTGTAGGAACCAAGGCAGTATTTAACAAGAAAAAGATTCGTATTGCACACTCTCACGATGAGATTGACGTGCATTATGAAGGTGAAGTAGCACGTATTCTTCACGCTTGCTTTGACTACCTGCCCCGCACGAATGGTATCATTCAGGGTGATTTTATCGGGTTCGGTGGTGATATCGAATACAAACCCAATACTATCACTTATAAGTTTTCTGATGTAGTTACTGAGGAGATTATCATCGCTCCTCACACGGTATACGTTGCAGAGAGCGACCTTCGTGATGCTGTAGCGTCTCCGATGGAGTATGTCATCACCGACACTTCCTATGTGAAGTTCGTGAAACCTGATGCCTACATTCTGTACGGTCAGACTTCTTTCGCTGATGTAAAGGAAGTCTGTGACTTTGCCCGCCAGATGTCAACGGCATGTGAGTTTGTTTCTGATAAGGAAGCAGCAAAGATTAAGCAACAACTCAATGCCTGCATTCGTTCTGGTGATCAGGTTGCTGTAGAGGACTTCGATTGTGACCCTAACCTGATCCGTTTGTGGGCGCTGGTGAAGTCGATCAAAGACGATTGCCTCTATCTGTGTCGCAATGACGGACCTGCCGCTTACATCAATGGAAACCGTATTGATGCTGAGGGTTATGTGATGACCAATGAGTTTGGTATGTTCAAACTGGTGAATCGTGAGGTGTTCTCATACTACAACTTCAATCAAGGTCGATTCCAAACAGTATAAAGAACTGGGGGGCAATCCTACCCCCTTTCTTTATACCCAGGGAAGCTGCCGCTGTGCCAATTCTACAACCTACACACTCACTCCATTTGGCACCCCCCCTGACCTGATACAATACTCTCAACCGCAACGGACCTGATGACCCTCCCTGAATTCGCCTATCCTGATCAGCACCGCTGGGGAATCCCCGACTACGCCAACCGCCTGGCAGGTCGCATCCTGGAGGACCTGGAGCATGATGACCTGATCGCTGCGGACGACTATGATCGCCGCCGTGCCCTGAGGGACGGTTGGGCAAGTGACACACAAGGGCGCTGGTGACCCCCCTCCTGCCTTTATACTGATTCCATCAGCAAACGACACCGATGAGCACCGCAACCTTCAACGGATGGGCAAACTGGGAGACCTGGAATGTTGCCCTGTGGATTCAGAATGATGAGTCAATCTATCATGCTGCTAAGAGTGACGTGACCTCTTATCAGCAGTTGGTGCAACTTCTCTGGGAGTGCGGCAGTAAAGAGACTCCAGACGGTTGCCGCTGGGATGACCCTGCCATCGACGGACTGGAGATCAACGCTATGATGTCCGATCTCTGAACTGGCACACCAGGGGGGCACAACCCCCCTCCGACCCTGTATTGTAGTCACATGATCAAAACCACTTCAATGCTGACGTTTCGCCTTGTGACCCTTGCTCATGAGTTTGCCACCGAGCAGGGGCGTGATCTGAATGCTCTGGCACCTGCTGAGGTTGATCGTTTCGCCGCAATGGCAACCGAGTCTAACCTATGGGATGTGGCACAGCAGATGGCAGATGCTTGCCCACCGGCTCCAGCTCAGGATGACTGGGGCGACTGGTGACAATCCGCCACGTGGCACAAGACCGTGCCCTGTGACCCGCCTGACCCTGTAGACTAACCTCATCAGCAACCCACCCGATGCGCTTCGAAGTCCGTTACCAAACCCCCTACAACTCCTGTGAGTGGCGCTCTCAGTGGTTTACCACCAAGGAGGAAGCTGACCGTATGGTAGAGTTCTACCGCTCCTGTGGTTCTCCCTCTCACA